TTAGTTTTTTGGAGGGGATTAATATGTTGGTGTAATATTGTTCAATTATGATATTATTAACATAATTATTTATAATAATGTCCAAGTTAGCTTTTATAACAGGAATTACCGGTCAAGATGGTTCATATTTAGCCGAACTTTTATTCGAAAAAAGAACAAAGAATATGATATAATAGGTATTATTTAAATGTTTATTCAAGTATATATGCCAAATAATACTATCTTAATTACCGGAGGGGCAGGATACATTGGTTCACATACATGTATAGAACTTTTAAAACAATATCCAAATAATAATATTATTATTGTTGATAATTTAAGTAATTCTAAAATAGATGTGATGGATGATATTAAAAATATAACTAAAAAAAATGACATATCTTTTTATAATGTTGATCTATTCGACAAAGATGGTTTGGCTAACATTTTTAAATTATATCAACCATATGCAGTAATTCATTTTGCCGGTTTAAAATCAGTTTCTGAATCTATATCCAAACCAGAGCTTTATTATAAAAACAATATCGTCGCAACAATTACTCTTCTTGAAATAATGCAAAAATACCAATGCCATAATCTTATATTTTCATCATCAGCTAATGTTTATGGTAGTGGTAAGTCTCCGCTGTCGGAAGATAGTCCTATAGGAATTGGTATTACAAATCCTTATGGCAGAACAAAATATATGTTGGAATGTATTTTACAGGATTTTTGTGTGGCGAATGAAAAATTAAATGTGATAGCCCTGCGCTATTTCAATCCTATTGGGGCCCATAGTTCTGGGTTGATTGGCGAAAATCCAAACGACACACCAAATAATCTGATGCCATATTTATTGAAAGTTGCTGCCACGAATAATAAACAAAAATCGTTTGGTGACAATTTTGATATATTAAATATTTTTGGGAACGATTATGATACAAACGATGGTACGTGTGAACGAGATTTTATACATGTGGTTGATCTTGCAAAAGCACACGTTAGCGCATTAAAATCTCTTACAACTCTTAAACATTATCAAGTTTTTAACGTGGGAACGGGAAAATCTACCAGTGTGCTAGAATTACTACGCACATTTGAAAAAGTTAATAAGGTGAATATACCCTATAAATTTCAACCAAGACGAGTAGGAGATATAGCTATATGTTTTTGTAATCCTGGACGTACGCATTCGGCTCTACATTGGAAAGCAGGTTATACGATTGAAGATATGTGTAGAGATGCATGGAATTATCAAATTAAAAATTAAAAAACAATAAAAATGTGTTGTTCGTACTAATATATTATAATTATTTTATATATATGGAAGTAAAATTTTTAGATTTAAAAAGTAATTATAATAATAAAAAAACAGAGATAAATACCTGTATTCAAAAAGTATTGGATAATACCAATTATGTTTTAGGCGAAGAAATTTCCATATTTGAAAGCAATTTTTCTAACTTTTGTGGTGTGCAACACTGCATAGGTGTTGCGAACGGCACAGATGCTCTCGAAATTGCGTTAGCGTCATTGTCTTTAGATAATGACGCTGAGATTATTGTGCCGGGTAACACATATATCGCGACATGTTTAGGTGTTGTTCGCAACTCACATAAATTAGTATTATGCGATTGTGACCCTAATACATATCAAATATCATTGGATGATTTGAAAAAAAAAACAACTAAAAACACACGAGCGTTAATAATTGTGCATTTATATGGGTTAATCTCTAATATGGATATTATTTGTAATTTTTGCGAAGAAAACAATATAATTTTAATAGAGGATGCCGCACAGGCACATGGTGCAGAATGGAAAGGGGAAAAGGCGGGTTCGTTTGGAAAATTGTCTTGTTTTAGTTTCTATCCGGGAAAAAATCTAGGAGCATATGGTGATGGGGGTGCTATATGTACTAATGACGAAATATTAAATAAAAAAATAAGAATGATGCGGAATAATGGTTCCTTAATAAAATATAAACATGATATTGTTGGAAGAAATAGCAGACTAGATACAATACAAGCAGCTGTATTAGATGTTAAATTAAAATATCTTTCAGAGAATAACGAAGCACGTAGAAATATTGCTCACCTTTATAATAAATTTCTTCCCAAAGAAGTTGAAAAACCCATAATAATAGAAAATTCAACACCCGTATATCATTTATATGTAATTAAAACCGAGTATAGAGATGAATTACAGGATTATCTAAAAGACAATAATGTAACTACGTTAATTCATTATCCAATTCCTTGTAGTGAACTATTGGCTTTAAAAGATTTTTGTAAAGATAAACCTAACAATTGTTTTGAAATAAGTAAAAAAATTTTATCTTTGCCAATGTATCCAGAACTAGAGGATGAAAAGGTAATACATGTATGTGATTTAATAAAAAAGTTTTTTATGTTAAGTTCAAACTTATTAACCCTAGAAACTTTTCAAACAGAAAATAAAGGAGGCATTTTAAACTGCATAAATTCTATAGATTTTAATACTAAACGAGTATTTTACATAGATAATTTTAATAAAAATGAAAAATCTAGAGGCAACCATGCAAATAAAACTTGTAATGAAATATTAATTGTAACAAATGGTTCTATTAAAGTTAAACTTACTTCTCAAAATAAAGAAGAAAAAATATATTATCTTAGAAAAAATAACATATTATCTATACCTTGTATGAAATGGTTAGAATTTTGGAGTTTGAAGGATAAATCCTCTATTTGTGTATTATGTGATGAAAAATTTGAATCAGATGGTAAAAAAAGTATTTTTGATTTTAATGAATTTGCACATTTTTCGTGAAACGTATTGTCCTCGTAACAATTAAATATTATCAAAAATAGTTTGCTCTGTATCATGGTATACTATAACACTAGGTATTAGAAAACTTCTATAAACATTATTATTAAATTTGGGTTTAAGATAATCCCACATAATTGCATCATTAGGACTATCAGGGTAATCTAAATTTTTTATTACTTTATTCCATCTTGTTTCTAATAATTGAATTATATCACTAATAAAAATAATGTTTTTCGATTTAAATACTATGCCTGAAGCAATTGTATCGCAGCTAGTTGGAGAATTATCTGTTAATATTTTATTTCTTTTTCTGGGCATAATTATTTTATTTTTATAATTTCCTAATCCAAATATTAGTTCTGCTTCCGAATTTTTATTTATGGCTTCATTTATTAATGAAAAATAATTAGAATTATAGTAATCATCATCGGAAAAGGTTATAATATAATCAAATTTTTTTTGTAATGAAAATTTAAACCCATAAATTAAAGATCTTGTACAAGCATGATGCCATTTTAATTGTTTATTAGCATTCATATGTCTTAGTGCATTATTTTGGTTTATATTAACAATTGTATATTTAATTCCTATATGTTCTAATATTGGTCGAAAATCCTGATTAATATTAGAATAATCATCTCCTACAATTAATAATTCAAAAATTATGTTTGGCATACTTTTTCTAATTGTAGAAAAATCTTGAAATAATGATTTACACATTCTCATAAAAACTTGTGGTGTTTTATCATTTTTTCTGGGATATGTACATACTAATAAAAGTATTTTCTTCATTTATATATAATGAAAATAGAATTAAATACTGATTTTGCCGTTCCTATATGGCGTTTTTTTTATAGTTCACCATATAAAATACCATGCCCATTTGAATTACAGCATAAAAAATATAAAAATTTAATTTGTATTATTCAAATTGGTTGTTTTGTGGATGAGAACACATTAAAATATACATCCTATATGCACGAAAAAGAAATAAATTTATATTATGGTTCCAATCATATAATATGCATTCCAAATATGGAAATATATAATATCTTTAAAAAATATAGACCTACCCTAAATTTATGTTTAGCAAATCATAATGCATTTATTGATGAAACATTCTATAATATTGATAATTCACAAAAAATATTTTATGATCTTTTCGTAAGTTCCCAATTTCTAAATTGTAAAAATTTAAATTTATTAGAAAATATTGATAATGTTTGTGGAATGGGATACTATCCATGTTCTGAAAAAGAGCCTTGTTGTGTTCCATTTCCATCATCTGTTAAAAAAGTATTGAACTTTAAAAATGGCGTTGAAAGGGTACAAAAAAATTGGGAATGGGTTGATCCTGTAGAAAGTATAAAAACCATAAATTCAAGTAAAATAGGAGGTATTTTTTCTACATCGGAAGGTGCATGTTTTTCATCAAGTGAATATTTACTATGTGGTATTCCGGTGTTATCATGTAAATGCAAAGGGGGAAGAGAAATATGGTACGATAATAAAAATAGCGAATTATGTGATCCAAATAATTCATCCATACGGGAAACTTTAAAAAAAATGTTAATTAAATATGATAATGGAAAATATAATAGAGAATCTATTAGAAATAATCATATTAAAAAAATGAAAATACATAGAAATAACTTAAGTAATGCAGTGTTAAATATTATGAAAAAAATAATATCTCCAGATATTTTACCTTCATTAGAAGAGTTAACAGAAAGTTTAAAACATTATCATTCAAATAATCGGGGGTATGGATATACCCCCAGTTACAAACGCCAATATGAAAGAGAAAAACTAGCAATTAAAGTTCTAAAATAATAATATCTAAATTAATAATATCTAAATTAATAATATCTAAATTAATAATATCTAAATTAATGTTTTAACCGCTTCATACACATACATTCCAGCTATACTAGAGGGAATACTTCTAAGTATAGGGTATTGAACACCTCTATATAAATTTTTAAAACTAAAATTATTATTCTTACTAATAATTTGGTTTCGTATATTATCAATAGGATATGTTACCGACCATACTGCAGTTGTCCCCAAAAATGCCGATAACCACAATGGTATATTATTATCTTTTAATTCATTGTAAGTATATAAAAATATTGCTGATCCCATATAACTTCTTGAGTATTCTAATGGTACCGTCTTACTTAAATTGGATAGATTAAATTTGAAATTTTGGTTAACTACGGAGTTATTCACAATATAAAAATTATAGGGAATACCTATACATGTGGAGAGAACACTAGCTTTAAGACTACTAATTAAATTTGAATCAGATTTACTCTTAAAAAAATCATACAAACCAAATTGTACACCCCTTTCAATCCCACTAGCCAACAAAGAATAATGTAAACCCCTATATAGTGGTATGTTGTTTTTAATGTTTAATTGCGATTTAATTTTTAATATTTCAAATGGGTGTGAAATTAAAGCTCTGGTTGTTCCCATCGCAAAACCAGGAATAAAATTTTTAAATGAAACATCTGGTTCAGGCATATTTAAATAGTATTTAATAATACTATTTAAATTATATAATAAACTTATTAATAATTTCGCGAAGATCTTTTGGTAATTCAATATCTTCAAAAATGTTATCGGAATTACTTTTATATCTTTCTGCTATTATTCGGAGAACCTCATCATATTTATCTATACTTAAAGATGTCGGAATTTTATTATTGTTTAATCTAAGATATTTATTATTTACCTGAATATAGAAAGGAAAAATATCTTTACTCGCATTATTTCCTGCACCTAACATTGAATAATTACCTACTTTTTTTCGTTGTTGTATTGTCGAGTAGAACCCCATATTGCTATCAGACATTATTTTACTATATCCCCCAGTTATACATCTAGGATAAATAGTAACACGATCTTCTATAGTTGTATCGTGACCAATATGGTTTTCGGCCAGTAGTTTATTATTATTTCCAATTTTTGTTGGACAATCTGTACCTCCAAATATAATATTATTAACATGAAAAAAATTGTGATTTCCAATTATTACACCTTTTTCAAATGTCTTTATAAAATTGTTAAGATCTTCGTTTGCGTTAACAGGATGCTCTCCAATTGTATTTCCATTCAATATAACATTATTATCTCCTATAGTAGTATTGGGATATAAGGTTGTTCCATCAAATATCTTATTATTATTGCCAATGATAACATTTTCATGGATTCTAACGTTTCTACCTATAAAATTATTAACACCTTTCCTAAAACATGAACTTATCATTATAGTATAAATTGATTAAGTAATTTTTAAATTATATTATAATGATAAAATCTTATTCCAAAACTCATAGCATTTTGTAAATATGATTTTTTTAGAAGTTATGTCAAATTCATTTTTATTACATATTGTATTATTAACCATTTCCAACGAAGTTAAATCGTCGCCCACTTTATAATTTATAGAAAAGCATCCATTAATTGTTTCAATAAAACAATCTCCTGTATTAATAAAAATTTTTTCTATGGTCGTTTCATTGTATGCTTCTCTACTATGTAATAAGGTGTTTAATAAAGTGTTTAATATATTATTTTTAACTTCGGGATTTTTACAAAAGGGGGATATACCAATGATTCCTCCTGAAAAATGAATATCTTTAAACTGACCATCAGTGAAACCATAATCTAGATTCCACAATATTGAACTCTTTTCATTTAAATTTTGTAAAGAGGTATTGGAGGTTATTAATGTAATATTTTTCCTTTTATTTAGTCCATATATTTGGCTTTTACCGGCATCATAATTACGTGCGGCGTCAATATAATAATTAATATCAATAAAATCATTACTTCCTGATAGACAATAAATATTTGCATCTTTTTCCCACGAGTTTACGAAACAACTATGAAATTTAGCATGTAACATAGAAAAAATAGAGTGGTCATAACATGTATAATTCTTACGAATACTTTTGTAATCAGTATTTTTTTGGTCAAATTCGATATAAGTATCCAACTCATTTTTTTTTACATACGTGTTAAAAAGGTCCAATGAATCTTGATTATCTGATCCAACAATTGTAACAGACAATTGTATGTTCATATTGGCTAACTTATCGGAGATATACCTTAGATATTTAAAAAATAATATTGTTATGTCTCTCTTAGATTTTGAATTACCATAGTATGTTGGGACAGCTAAATCAATCTTAATAGGATCTTTTAATTTATTAATTGTTTTATTTTTATTTTTAAATAAATCAATAGGAAAATCTGCAATCATTATTAAATTTTTCTGATTATTTTGTATATTTTCAAACTTATCTAGAGTAATTTTCCCACACATATTTTGTGTCGCGTGCCGTCGTCGCGCGTGTGCATGTACCTGCTTTGCATGTGCCTGCTTTGCGTGTGCCTGCCGAGCTTGTGCCTGCCGAGCTTGTGCCTGCCGAGCTTGTGCCTGCCGAGCTTGTGCCTGCCGAGCTTGTGCTGACATAGCTTGTGCTGAGCTAGCTTGTGCTGGCCTAGCTTGTGCTGACATAGCTTGTGCTGAGCTAGCTTGTGCTGGCCTAGCTTGTGCTGACATAGCTTGTGCTGAGCTAGCTTGTGCCGGCCGAGCTTGTGCTGGCCGAGCTTGTGCCGGCCGAGCTTGTGCTGGCCGAGCTTGTGCTGACCGAGCTT